GTTACAACTGGGATCAACTTCAACCACAAACACTGGAAGTGATCAATGACATGGTACAAAATCTCCTGTATGATGTAGATCGTCAGTTCAAAGAAACACACCAGGATTATAAGACTGATGAAGATGATATCTTCATTCCGTATCGTACATTCAAGGAGAATGTAACAGAAGCACTCAAAGAAGCACTGGATAGTCAGAAAGAATGTCCTCCTTGTGATACACTGGCTTGTGCAGACCATCTTACTGATGAATGATGACTATTAAAGTAACCCAAGATTGCGAGAACAAGTTCACAATCGAGTGGGACGAAAACGACCCACAAGAAAGCATGTTCAACAACTGGAAGGAAGAAGACTTCATCAATGCAATTGAAAACTACCTCAAGACTTTCGAAAAACAATGAAGTATAAAGTTCAATACCTCAAACCCAAAAAGAAAGGTCTTGCCAAACACGAAGTCGTCTTCTACAATATAGAAGACGCAATGAGGTGGGAATCCTACGTTAAATACGAACTAAACGCACAAGAACTTCAAATCGTACCATTCTAATATGAGACCAGAAACACGAGAAGCAATGGAAATGTTATTCACTGCAAAGTGGAATCTTCCTAAAGCTGCACAACATTGCGGTCTGTCTAACAAAGAGATGAAAATTACTTTTAATGAGTATTGTAATTTTCACAAACCCACTTATAAACCTGAATAGGTTTTTATGGGACGGTGGCGGAAGTGGTAGACGCACCAGACTTAAAATCTGTTGGGAGTATTCCCGTGGGGGTTCAAGTCCCCCTCGTCCTACTTAAAATAAATAAATCAAAGTAGGAAACTAATCCTGTGAAATACAGAATTGATACCAGATATTGTTGGTACAATAATAGATCTGAATTAGTTCTAATGTATTTTATCAATCAAGTTCCATTTACATTTGATGATGTTCCTGACAGTTATTGGTATGATTCCGAAGTCTTAGCCATAGCAGACAAAGAGAGAGAATATGAACCAGAAGATTTATATCAGGCATCTTATTATCTTATATTAGAAGAATGTCATCCTCTAATGTTTGAATTGGAACTAGAAAATCCTGAAATGTTACCAGTAGATTGATAATATGAAAATAAATTTGTGGTATTGTACTCACATGAATCAGTGGAGATGGACTCTAACTGATTGTTCAAGACCCATCTGTAAACAAGAATCTGGACAGAGACCTGACTTACGTGATGCCATGAATGATATAGCAAATACTGTTGAATATTTACTTGACAAAGGGGTAAAATATGAGTAAAATATAGGTGCCGTGTGAAGGACATGCCCTGTTGCTAATCAAACCACCAAATTACTTGGTGGTTTTTTTATGCGAATAAATAAGTCATAATAGAACTAATTGTGCGAGTAAGATGCCTCTCAGTCGCTTAGATAATTTTCTGAAGAATGTACGTGGTAATATTCTCTATGTTGACCCCAGTAATCTGGACGCAACAGATGGTATAGAGAACCAAGGAAATTCACTTGCCAGACCTTTTAAAACTCTTCAAAGAGCACTTATTGAGGCCTCAAGATTTTCCTATCAAAGAGGGTTAGATAATGATAGATTTGAAAAAACATCTATCTATCTTCTTCCAGGAGATCACTTTATTGACAATAGACCTGGTTGGATTCCAACAGGAACTCCTGCGACTCCAAATACTTTCCTGTTGAGAAATGGTCAGACATCAACAGACTTTCCAGCTTTCAATAATACGTCGAATTTCGATATTTTAGACCCCAATAATATACTGTATAAGTTCAACAGTGTTTTTGGTGGGGTTATTGTACCCAGAGGTGTGTCCATTGTTGGACAAGACCTGAGAAAGACAAAAATACGTCCATTATATGTACCTAATCCACAAAATGATGATATTGAAAGATCAGCAATCTTTAGAGTAACTGGTGCATGTTACTTCTTCCAGTTCTCGATTTTTGATGCATTAACAAGTAGAAACGTTTATAAGGATTATACTACAAATACTTTCGTACCAACATTTTCACACCATAAACTTACATCTTTTGAGTATGCAGATGGTGCAAATAATGTAGATATTGATGATGAATTCATTACTTATTCTACAAGTAGAACTGACTTGGACATGTATTATGAAAAAGTTGGTAGAGCCTATGGTCCAGCAAGTGGAAGAGAAATTTCACCAGATTATCCAAATGCTGGTGTTGATATTAATCCAAAAATTGATGAATACAGAATTGTTGGTCCAATCGGTGGTTCGGTAGGAATTAGTAGTATTAAGGCAGGAGATGGAAATACTGCAACTACAACAATTAATGTTAAGACATCAAATGGTATTTCTGGTCTAAACGTAGATACTAATGTCATTATCAATAGTGTCACGGATCCAAGGTATAATGGTACATTCTTAGTTAAGAGTGTTCTGGATACTGATGCAAATGGTGTTACAGAATTTACATATGATGTTCCAGTTGTTCCTGGTAATGCCTTACCAAATCCAATTGGTTCTTCAGTTGAACTTTCGACAGACACAGTTTCATCAGCATCTCCATATATCTTCAACATCTCTCAGAGATCTGTTTATGGTATGTGTGGTATGCACGCCGATGGATCTAAAGCAAATGGCTTTAAGTCAATGGTCGTTGCACAATTTACAGGTATCAGTCTTCAAATCGATGACCAGGCATTTGTAAAATATAATTCAACTAGTGGAACTTTTGATGATTCTACCACTGTTCCAAATCTTCATACAGATATCAATGCAGTTTTCAAACCATCTTATGAAAACTATCACATTAAAGCATCGAATAATGCGTTTATTCAGTTAGTTTCTATCTTCGCAATTGGTTACTCTGATCATTTTGTAGTTGAGTCTGGTGGTGATTTCTCTGTTACCAACTCTAACTCCAACTTTGGCCAGAGAGCATTAAGATCTGATGGTTATAGATCAACTTCATTCACTCAAGATGATGTTGGTTATATTACACATTTGATGCCACCAAAATCACTACTTCCTGAAACGGTATCAGTTGAGTATCCAGCAATTGATATCACTAAGACTGTTGGTGTTGGCGAGACACATAGATTGTATCTGTACAATTACACCAACCAAGATTCTCCACCACCTTCAGATTTACAGGGATATAGATTTGGTGCAAAGAATGATGATACAATAAACGTTATTCTTTCTTCTGGTGGAGTTGCATCTCAGAAGAATGCAAGAATTTGTATGGATAATACTGCACAAACAACAAGACTTAGTGCAGTAAAGAGATCTAGAGTAGGTAATAATGTTTCCACAGGAAATAGTATTTCCAATTCTACTCTCAACTTTATTGGAAATCACCAATTCTTACAGGGAGAGACCGTTAGAATTTTATCTAACGATGGTAGACTTCCTGATGGTATTGAAGAAAATAGAATTTATTTTGCCATTGTTGATGGTCTTGGTAGTAATCAAATTCAGTTAGCACAATCACTGAATGATTCACTAAATGGCCAAAAAGTAGGTATTAACAATTTGGGTGGTACACTCATTGTTGAAAGTAGAGTCAACGATAAAGAGTCTGGTCAAATCGGTCACCCAGTACAGTACGATGAGACAGAGGGACAATGGTACGTAAATGTATCTTCTGCATCAACAGAAAATAACATCTATTCAACTTTAAGTGGTGGTGGTTATGGAACTGTAACTCCAAGAACCTATGTCTTAAGACAACCAGATACAAGACAATCTGATGATAGAATTACTAAAGTTAGATATGTAATTCCAGCATCTACAGGTGTTTCTTCTGCTAGACCACCACTTGATGGATTTATTTTACAACAATCTAGTTCTGTAACTGGTTCTAATAATACTGAAGTTGCTCTTGAATTTAATCCAGGTTCAGTTACAATGTCTAATGATTCTCAGATGAGAAACTTTAGTTTCATTGCAAATGCAACATATTCTAATGGTATTGCATATTATGACACAGAAAGACCTCATGGTTTATCGATTGGTTCTACAGTGGAAATTGATGGTGTAAGAAGTTCATCATTCCCAACTGTTGGAGCAGGTAATTCTGGTTATAATGGAGTATATGAAGTTACTGGTATTTCAAGTGCTAAAACTTTCTCCGTTAATCAGATAACATCAAATCCAGGTACGTTCTTAAATAATACATCTCAAAGAAATACTAGTCTTCCAACATTTACAAAGAAGAACTATGTAAGAAATTACTATGTTTATGATGTTGATACCATTAATGAATATGTGAATGGTGAACAGGATGGTGTTTATTACATCAGTGTTCTTGATGCATCAAATCAACCACAAGTTGCACCATTCAATACTCAAAAATATTCATTATCTCAACCTCTCACAAATTACTACCCTCAAGTAGATAGAGACAATCCAGTATCAAATCCTAATAGTTCCAAATCATACGCTGTTGCTTCTGATCTTGGAAGAGTTGTTATCAATGATCCAAAGAATAGTCTTACAAAAGAAGCCGTACAAGAATTCTTAAGTGATGCTGGAATTGGTGTTGGTATTACAAATATTGTATCAAACCCAGTTGGTACTGCATACACAATCTATACTGATCATGATCATGGTCTGAATAGAATTACAGTACCAACGATTGATAATGGTGGAGCTGGATATGGTGATGGTACTTCAACAATTCAACAGTATTATAATGCCAAATTGATTAATCTGGGTTCTGGTTCCATCGGTAGAAATGCTACAGCAAGAGTTACTGTTGATGGTACTTCTTCTGGTGAAATTATTGATATTCAAATCATGGATGGTGGTTCTGCTTTTGTTGAAGGTGATACTTGTAGAGTTGTTGGTATTGCAACAACCACTGGTTTCTCTTCAGCAACAGTATCTGTCAACAAGATCTATGACAACAGAGGAGATACGATTAGAGTTCGTGGTATCAGAGATTATGACGGTAAGAAGTATAACCAACTTTATAGAATCAATGGTATTAGTGATATCAACCAGATTGAAGTTGTACCTGTCGGAGAATCTCCTGGTATTTCAACTCTTGGATTAGGACTAAACGTTTCCTCTCCTGGTTCGGTAGAAGTTGTTGGTTCAACTTATAATGCAACAAGTTTTCAGTACAACAATGTTACTGGTCTTGCAACTGTTACCACTCGTCAAAATAACAACATTCGAGTCAATAATACAATTCAAATAGATGATGCTGATTCTTCTCTTTATAATGGTACTTTCGTTTGTGTAGACAAGGTAGGATTTACTACTCTGATTGTTGATGTTGGTGTTTCTACAAACATTCCAGCTACAACTGGTAATATTAAAGTTCATCCTATCGGAATGGAACAAAATTATGGTGATCTGATAACGAGTAAGGGTGAACTGAATGGTAGAGAAGTACAAGTCTACGCAGGTATTACTACCATCACCTCAACTGCGATCACCAGTAAGACTACTGATATCGTAAATATCGAAAATATGACCAACTTTGGTTTCTTGATTGGTGATTATATCAGAATTAATGATGAAATTATGAGAATCAAGACCACTGTAAGTAGAACAGCTGCTACTACTCAGATCAAGGTGTTCAGAGGTGTATTTGGTACAATCGCAAATACTCACCCTGTGGGATCAGTCGTCACAAGAGTTAAATTCTATCCACTAGAGTTTAGAAGAAATTCTATCATTAGAGCTTCTGGTCATACATTTGAATATATTGGATTTGGTCCTGGAAACTATTCAACTGCGTTCCCAGACAAACAAACTAAGAGACTAACACTTCCACAACAAATTAATGTTCAAGGATTGAAGTCAAATGGTGGTGTTATTAACTATACTGGTATGAATGATAGAGGTGACTTCTTCATTGGTAACAAGAGAATTGCTTCAAACACTGGTAGAGAGCAAGTTTATGATACACCTGTCCAGACAGTAACTGGTGAAGATCCATTCAGTTCAAATGGTGTTATTGATTCATCAGACTTCAACTATATTGAAGGTTCAACAATTAAGGTTGAAAGAAACTTGGTTGTTGATGGTGGTGATAGAGGAAATATTATTTCCGAATTTAATTCACCAGTTTCCTTTAATAAAAAGGTAACTATTACTGGAAATGATGGAGTTGAAGCCAATAACTTGTTCCTTCAAGGTGATGCTCAAGTCTCAAGAAAAGTGACTGTCGGTATTTCGACTCCAATCATTGCAGGTAACCCAGGAGACGTGGTATTCAATGCAAATCCATCAAATGGTGGAACTGTTGGATGGGTATATACAACCAATAATCAGTGGAGAACCTTCGGAACTATCAGTTGATAAATAAAAGGAAGACACCTGTTGACCTCTTAGTTAAATGGCAATAGATAAGGATTTTGTTATCCGCAATGGTATAGAAGTAAATGAAGATCTAATATATGCTGATCCCACTCTTTCAAGGGTGGGAGTTGGTACTACTATTCCGACCAAAAAATTAGATGTATCTGGTGATGTAAATGTTAGTGCCTCCGTATCAGTAGGTACTACAGTATTTTCTACGGATGGTTCTTATACAGGAATCATTACTGCAAATAATGGATATGATATTGGTGTAGGTGGAACATTTATTACTGCTTCTACGGATGATAAGAAGATTGGTATTGGATCCACAAATCCTGTTTATACATTAGATCTTTATGGTCCAGTTTCGACAGGAACAACAGCAGCTTATATTTTTGGTGATGTAGAGGTCACAGGTAATATTAAGGCTACAGCACTACAAGGTCAGATATCTGCGGGTGGTACAGTTACCTTTACAAATGTAACTGTTGATAATAATCTTATTGCCAATAATGCTGAAGTTTATACTAAATTTACTGTAGAAGAAACTGGTTCTGACACCTTTACGTTTATTGCTGCAGGTGATCCACCAGGTATTGGTTTTACTCAGAACGTAAATAATCCAGAAATTTATCTAGTAAGAGGTCAAAAGTATCTGTTTGATCTCGATTCAGGTGGTTTCCCATTCTATATTAAGTCACAACCAACAGCTGATTTAAACAATCAGTATAATGCTGGTGTAGATAACAATGGTGCTCAGGTTGGTATCGTAACCTTTAAAGTTCCATTCAATGCTCCAAACATTCTTTACTACCAGGCATCTAATGTCTCTGGAATGGGTGGAACGATCTATGTGACTCAAGACTATAAGTCTTTAATTAACACTGGTATTGCAACAATTACCACTCTTGATGTCGAAGATGGTGATTTTGTTAATATCAATGTTTCTGGTATGGCAACAATTGCCAATATCAGATCAACTAATTTTAGTGTCAGTGCTGGTATTGTAACTGCCACTAAATTTGTTGGTGTGTCCACTGGTTCAGATATGGTCAGTGTACATCAAAAGAATGACAGTGTTCAATATCAATTACTGTTTACTGAGAGTGTTGGTATTGGTTCAAATTATCAACTCACATATGTTGATACAGATGGATCACATCTAACTTATAATCCATCATCAAGAACTCTTTCATCTCAAGTCTTTGCAGGTACTGCTTCTCAGTCAGATTCTGTAAATGTTGATGAAAGAAATGACAGTACAAATTATCAAGTTGGATTTGTTACTGCCAATGGATCTGGTTATCAACAGATATTCATTGATACTGATAATTCACACTTTACATATAATCCATCTACACACACATTAAACGTAGCTAACTTTGTTGGTGATTTGAGAGGTGATGTTTTTGCATCGAATGGAAGCAGTAAAATCTTAGAAAATGGTACTAATGGTACTGATGCTACATTTACTGGTCAGGCATCAAATGCAACAAACGTGAATCTGAGAGAGAGAAATAGTACAGATGCAACACACTTCATCACATTTGGTACTTCTCAAACTGGAAATCAGAGAATAAACACTGATAGTGGTCTCACCTATAATCCAGCTGATAATCAAATAACATCTGGTTCCTTCGTTGGTGATGTACTCGGCACTTCATCAAAATCAGATTCTGTAAATGTTGATGAAAGAAACAATAATCAGACCTATCAAGTTGGATTCATAACTGCAAATGGATCTGCATATCAACAGATATTCATTGATACTGATAATTCGCACTTTACATATAATCCATCAACACAATTGTTGAGTGCTGGTTTCTTTAGTGGAAATGGTGCATCTGTTACTAATCTCGATGGTGGTAATGTTACAACTGGTGTTATCAATGAAAATAGACTTCCTAATGCATCAACAACTGCTCAAGGTGTAGTTCAACTCGATAATACTTATCCACCAACAAGTACTTCTACAACTAGAACTGCTACTACTAATGTTTCAAGACAACTTTATGATGAAATTGTGGGTGTCATTCCTAGTGGCACCAAGATGCTTTTCTATCAAGAATCAGCACCAACTGGATGGACTAAAGTCACTTCTGGAATTAACAATAAAGCATTGAGAGTTGTAACAGGAAGTACTGGTGGTACTGTAACTGGTACAAAAACATTTACTTCCACATTTACCTCAAGATCTGTTCCACTTTTAGAGCACAATCATAGTGCAAGTAGTGCCAACAATGGTTCCCACGCTCACAGTGCTTCGACTGCAAACGCTGGTACTCATAATCACGATGCAGAAACTGCATCCGCTGGTTCCCACAATCACGATGCTTCGACAGCATCCGCTGGTTCCCACAATCACAGTGCTTCGACTGCAAACGCTGGTATTCACGCTCACAGTGCTTCGACTGCAAACGCTGGTGAACATAATCATACTGTTGATGAAACTGCACACAGTCATGGAAGTGGAACTCTGAGTGGATCCAGTAAAACACTTGTTGATTCTAATAAGGTATTCCAATATGGCGGAGACGCCGTTGGAGCTCATGGATATACGAATAGTGCTGTTTCTATAAGTGGAAGCACCGCCTCTAATTCTACTGGAATTTCACTTGAAGATAATGGAGAACACAATCACACAGTATCAGTTGAAAATGCTGGATCACACAATCACACAGTATCAGTTGGAAGTGCTGGATCACACAATCACACAGTATCAGTTGAAAATGCTGGATCACATACCCACACAGTATCAGTTGATGATGCTGGATTACATAATCACACAGTATCAGTTGAAAATGCTGGATCACACAATCACACAATCACTATTGGCAACGAAGGTACTGCTTCTGCTTCAATGGACTTTGCAGTTTCATATCTCGATGTGATTGTTTGTACTAAAGATTCTTATTGATCTCCTTGAATCATTGGTGGATTTAGAGGTGTAATTTGGGCAGGAACAATACCCTGCTCAAGTGCACTTACATATAACTTTTGATTCTTTTGATTTTCGTGAACCATTTCATTTCTGAAACTTTCTACTGCAGCTCCAGTTTGATTTGACTTTTGAGCAATTTCGATAGCAAGAGTTGGCATCCAACTTACAGCACAACCCCATTCATCCAATTCTTCTCCTGTTTGTGGATGTGTTCCTCGAATTAAAATATACCAAGAACACTTATTTTCCACACATTTTTTACCAATCAATGGACACCAATTTCCTTTCTTCATAACACAAAATCAAGTTAAAAATATTTATTTGTTCAGTAGAGTTGGATATAAATAAAACTAACGGAATATATCGAAAATATAATGTCTTTGCTTAGGGCCGACCGTATTGCAAATAGATATAATAATACAGGTCCTATTATTGTAGGTCCAGGCACAATTCACGGTGATTTTACAATCACTGGAGACCTACAAGTCGCTGGGATCGCGGTTACAAATGGCATTAATGTTGGAGCAGCTGTTACTGCAAATCGATTTATTGCAGGTAATTTAGTTTCATCGACATATCTAAATGTCAGTGGAGTAGCAACTGTTGGTATTGTAACTGGTGCTACCTATTATGGTCAAGGGCAAAATATTGTTGGTGTTGCTACTTTACTGAGAGCAGGTAGTGGTATCCAACTGAACGGTGGTAATGGAAGTGCCACCAATAATATCATTATCTCTACTAGAGATGTAAGAGAATCAGCATTCGCTACAACTGCTGGTGTTTCTACGAACATCGTTGGTGGTGATGCTGGTAGAATTCCATATCAGACCGCAGCTGATACTACATCATTTACAGCCACTGGTACATCTGGAGAGATTCTTCAGTCAACAGGAACTGGTGCACCAATCTGGACAAGTCTTGCAGCAATTAATGTTGCTTATGCAGATAGTGCTGGTATTTCTACCGACATTTTTGGTGGTTCTGCTGGTAGACTGGTTTATCAAAGTGGAATTGACCAGACATCATTTGTTCCTGTAGGTGCTTCTGGAAGAGTACTTATTGCTCAAGGTTCACTTTCACCTGCATGGGTTGATCCAAGAGTTGGACTGAGTGTATCTTTTGCTAAATTTGCTGGTGTTTCTACCAACGTAACTGGTGGTATTGGTTCAGTTACTCATCTGTCTGTTGGTGAGAATGGAAGTGGTATTGCGACATTCTTCGGACCTGTTCTTGCCGAAGACATTAATGTAACTGGTATTTTAACAGCTGTAGATGTAAGAGTATCATCTGCAGCTACAATTGATAGTCTTACACTTCAAACAGGTCCTGGTGTTGGAGTTACTGCCATCCTCGATGAGGATGACATGGTATCAGATCGTGCTGATGCTCTGGCAACTCAACAATCCATTAAGGCATACGTAGATTCTCAAGTCACTGCACAAGATCTTGATGTTAGTACTGATGATGGTACTATTGCAATCGATCTTGATAGTGAAGTTCTTGGGATTGTTGGTGCATCAAATGAGATTTATATCACAGCAACAGGTAATGACGTTACTGTTGGTCTGAATACTGATGTAACAGTCGAAAACAATCTGACTGTAACAGGTAATGCTGGTATCAGTAGTCTAAATGTCACTGGTATTTCAACACTTAATAGTCTTGAAGTTACTACAACCACATCAACTGTAGATCTGACTGTATCAGATACAGCTACGATCTCAACATTGGGTGTCACTGGTGTAACTACAAGTGAAAATCTAAGTGTTGCTGGAGT